GTGGCGCAATGGAACCGGCGCCGGTGGCTGGTCTATCAGCTCGTGGAGACGGTCTGTACCTGCGACGGCTCCACCTCCTACACGGTCGGCGCCGGGGGCGACTTCAACATCGCTCGGCCGGCCAACATCGCCGCGGCGTTCATTCGGCAGACCACGAGCACGCCGCTGGAGGTCGACTTCTACCTAGACGAGATCATGAGCCGGGAGGAGTATTCGCAGATCGCGATTAAGGGGCTCCACGCGGCCCCCTCGACGCACTTCTTCTACGACTCGGGCTACCCCACCGGGACGCTGTACCCGTGGCCCATCCCGAACGCGGGTTACGATCTGCACATCCTGACGCCCGCGGTGATCACGGCCCCGACCTCGATCAACGAGGCCATGGTCCTGCCGCCCGAGTATTTCGCGGCGCTCAAGGACGAACTGGCGGTGCAGACGCGCCGGGGCTACGGCCAACCTCAGAACCCCGACCTCGTGTTGGCGGCCAAGGCCAGCCTGGCGACCATTCGGAAGGCCAACTTCCAAGTCGGTCGCTTGAGCATGCCCAAGGCCATCGGCCCCGGAGTGGCCTACAATCCATACTCCGATCAGGGGAACTAAATGTCAGAGGCGCCGGACCAAGAAGCGCCCCAGAGGAAGCCGCCTCCTGGGCCGCAGACCGTTCACCTTCCGATCACAGGGGGCGGCTACAGCGCGCCCGACCTGATCGCGAACGCCCAGGAGTGCATCAACCTCTATCCCGAGGCGAACCCTCCGGCCAACCAGCCCCCGGTCCCGGTGACCCAGCAGCTTACTCCCGGCATCGAGGACTGGATCCTGGCTGGCCTGCCGGGCGCCGGAACGGTGCGGGTGCTCTACACGGCGACCAACGGAGAGGTGTTCGCGGTCGTCGATGACGATGCCTATTTCGTGGATGTGGGGGGCTTGACGGCCACGCTGCTGGGGGCGGTGAACCCTGGAAACGGCCCCTACTACATGAAGGACAACGGGATCATCGTCTGCGTGGTCGACGGGGTGAACGGGTCCGGCTGGACGATTGACCTCACCACCCACGTGCTGGCGGCCATCGTCGACCCCGCGTGGCTCACCTCCACCCGCGTGGACTTCTGCGACGGGTTCTTCATCTGGAACCGCCCGAACACCAATCAGTGGTACATTTCGCCCCCGTTCTGGGACGGGATCACGGCCATCGACGGCACGATGATCGCCAGCAAGACCAGCGGCGCGGACCCCATCAACGCCATCCGGGTGATGCGCGGCCAGGTGTGGCTCCTGGGGCTCAAGACCTCGGAGGTGTGGACGAACACCGGGGGAGCGGACTTCCCCTTCTCGCGCATCCCCGGCGTGAACCTGCCGCACGGCATGGTGCAGGGGCACAGCGATGCGGTGGCGGATACGTCGGTGGTGTGGATCGGCCAGGACGATCAGGGCCGCGGCGTGGTGTTCAAGGCGGACGAATACACCGCCGTCCGCATTTCCAACCACTTCATCGAGCGCGAGCTTCAGAGCTACGATCTGACCCTCGTATCGAGCTGCTTCACCTACCAGATGGATGGGCACCTGTTCTATGTGCTCAACTTCTCCCTGGAGGATGTCACCTGGGCCTATGACTTCGCGACCGGGGAGTGGGCCAAGCGCGCCTGGCGCGACCCGGCCACCGGGCTGCTGCACCGGAGCCGGTGGAACTGCTTCTGCTACGCGGACAGCCTGTGGCTCGTGGGCGACCGCGCCAACGGCAAGATTTACCGGGCTGGCCCCGACCTCTACGAAGACGACGGCGATCCCATCCTTCGGCGCCGGGGCTTCCCGCATCTGGTGAAGGACGGCCGGCGCCTCTCCTATGCCCGCTTCCAGATCGACATGGACGTGAGCGACACCAGCGGCGGCGCCGGGACCGAGGACTTGATCGTCCGCTTCTCCGACACCCGCGGGGCCACGTTCGGTTCCGACATCACCGTGCCGGTGGTGTTCGGCGGCGCGACGCAGGACTACCAATCGCTCGTCCTCGCCCGCCTGGGCATGGCCAGGGACCGGGTGTTCGAGGTGGAGTGGATGTGGAACCGCAAGACGGCCATCCAGGGGGCATGGATCGACATCGAGAAGGCTGAGACGTGAGCAGCGTAGAGGTTCCGAACTGGAATCAGGTGGGGGTGGATCGCTCCGGCCGCTTTACGCAACCCTGGTACATGTTCCTCCTCTCCATCGTGCGACGCTCTCCCCCGGTGGGCGGCTTCTTCGTCTCGGGCGACATCAAGGTCAACGCATCCACCTCGATCCCGGCCGACTGGCTGCCGTGCGACGGGGCTGCGGTGAGCCGGACCACATATGCGGACCTGTTCGCCACCATCGGCGTCACCTGGGGGCCCGGCGACGGGGCCACGACCTTCAACGTGCCGGACTTCCGGGATCGCTTCCTCGTGGGGGCCGGAACCACCTATGCGGTGGGCGACACGGGCGGCGCGGACTCGGTCACCCTGACGGTCGGCCAACTGCCGGCGCACAGCCACGGGGTGACGGATCCGGGGCACACGCACACGGCTGCGGAGGAGGCGGCCACCGTGACGGCCGGGGCTGCGGCTGGCGGGGCCGCTGCGGGCAACACGGGTTCGGCCACCACGGGTATCACCATCGACGACACGGGGGACGGCGACCCGGTCTCCATCCTGCCGCCCTACGCCGCAGTCCAGTACCTCATCAAGACCTGACGGCTTTACCCCCGCTCCGCGCGCGATTAGGGTGTGGATCGGCCAGCCAGAGGCCGCAGGAGAGGACCATGCAAGAAGACACAACCCCGATGCTCACCCTTGCCGACGTTGAGCGGCGCCGGGAGGCTGCACGGTGGCGCTATCAGCAGTTGCCGCTATACCGCAACCTGCTGATCCATCTCGTGGCGCGGGTCATGCAGGAGTACGGCCCCATCGACCCCGACAAGCCGGAGCGCGCTGCGCACGACATCGCCATGGACGTGGGCGCCATCATGCTGGAGACCCTGCATGAGGAGGAGGGATACCTAGCCGCGTATCGCGCCGAGGCGGACGCGTTGCGGAAGGCGCTGGAGAATCACCTGCGCACGTGCGCCGTAAGCCATTTCGTGATCAGGAATGACGGGCAATGACCGAAGACGAAGCCAAGACGAAGTGGTGTCCGTTCGCGCGGGTCGTGATGGCATCAAGCAAGCAGGCGTTCAACGCTGGGAACCGCGTGGCGATCATGCACGACAGTGGTGCCATCGAGATCAACGAGAACCCCACGCATAGCTGCTGCATCGCCTCTGCCTGCATGGCGTGGCAGTGGGCGAAGCCTCCATCTGTTCGCATGGAGACGCTGAACAGGATTAACAGCCCCGGCGTGGAAAGCCGCGAAATTCCCGTCGCCGGAGACGGCGGTTGCGGACTCGCTGGAGCGCCGCAATGACCCTCGATCCGCTCCAAGCCCTCTTCAATATCAGGCCGCCGGGACAAGCCGCCGTATGGTGGGTGTGGAACTATGGGACCTACCGCTCTGATAAGCCCTACTCCATGGAGTTCAAGCGGCGCTGGGGGGGATGGGCTTACCGGCGCCGGTGGCCCGGCTATAGCGAGCGCTGGAAGAAGACCAGCGACGCCGGCCGCGATTATCTCTTGGCTCGCTATACGGGGGGCGAGTGAAATGATCACCAGAACCATGGACGCGGCCCTCCTGACGGAGATCGCGAACCACCCCGAGGTACGCCCGTTCCTGGGCGGTGAGCCGGGTCCGCTGGACCTGGGGCCGGTGGTGCTCAACCCCGCCGTCTACTGCCTCACGGACGGCGTCGGGGCCTTCGTGCTGGCTCCGCTGCTCCCGTCGTCCTACGAACTGCACACGCTGTTCCCGCCCGAGGGGAAGGGGAAGCGGGTTCGTGACGCGGCGATCATGATGTTTGAATGGATGTTCACGCGCACCGACTGCCTGGAGATCGTCACCAAGTGCCCCGACGACAACGGGGGCGCCCGGTGGCTGTCCTCGGCGCTGGGGTTCCGCGAGCGGTTCCGGCGCGACGACGCCTGGGCGCCGGGCGTGGGCGTCAGCTACCGGGTTCTCAGCGTCGATGATTGGTACACCCGGTCACTGCGCTGCCGGGAGGCCGGGATCGAGTTCCACCACATGCTGGAGGTGGCCAAGGCCGAGGCGGGAAGCACCCTCCCGGTGCACGCCGAGGACCCGGCGCACGATGCCGCCGTGGGGGCTGCGTGCCTCATGATCAAGGCCGGGCAAGTGGCCAAGGGAGCGGCCTTCTATTCCCGATGGGCAACCTTCGCTGGCTACGCTACCATCACCGCGCTCTCCGATAGCCTCGTGGATGTCCGCGATGCCATCGTAGAGGTGCGAGACGGCCAGCTAGGGGTATTGTCATGCCGATTGGAGGTGCCCTTGCAGCCGCAGGGATCGGCTCAGCCGTAATCGGCGGCGTCGCAGCCACCAAGGCCGCGAAAACCCAGGCGGGCGCCGCTCGGGACGCTGCGAACCTCCAACTGCAGATGTTCAACACCATCCGGGGGGACCTTGGCCCTTACCGGAACTTCGGTGCGTCTGCCCTGCCGGGGATCGCGGCCCTCCTGGGGCTGCCGGCGGCCAACTCCAACATCGGCGGCGGAGGCTTCGGCGCATTCCCCGGCTTCGGTGGCCTCGTGCCCGCGAACGACACCGGCATGGCCATGCCCACGGTCGGCTCGATCAACTACGGGCAACTCTACAAGGACCGGCCAGACGTTCTTGCCGAGTTCCAGCGCTCGGGTGAAGCCCAGGGGCTCGACCCGATGGGCTTCGCGGATTGGTGGCTGAAGAACAAGCCGGCCGAAGACGTGTACGCAGCCCCGACGTGGGCGCAGGCGGACATCGACAAGCTCTCCACGCCGATGGCCGGG